CGTTTAACTTCCCGCAACTTGAAGTTAAGGAAGCAAATCACCCTGATGGTGGTGGCGATGACATTATTACAATAGATATCAATTTTGCCCAAGTGCGTACCAGTCCAACGATTGTACGTGCTCTTGTGTAATCAACTTATTCAGTAACAAAGCCTATGGAAACCCATGGGCTTTTTTATTTCTAAAAATTAGAGGTTGTTATGGCTTTAAAAGTCGGAATTATTAAAAGCTCAGACGTATCAAAATGGTGTGAATACAAGGGTGCTGATGGCGATGTACAGGCTGAGTTCAAAGTCCGTGGTATCGCTTATAAGCCTTTTCAGGTAGCTATTGAACGGGCAGGAAACCAGATCTCGTCTAAAGGCTATGATGTGATGGTCAAAGATGAAGATGCCAAGCTTTACCACGAGCTTTTAATGGATGCATGCGCGGCCCACTTAATCGAAGACTGGAAAGGTGTGGTATTTGCCGAAATCGTAGACGGTAAAACTGTTGAGTCCGAAAAGCCATATACACCTGAGAATGCCTCAAAGCTTCTTAATCTTGGTGATATTGGTATTTCAATCTGGCTATTCATTAAAGAACAGGCCCAGAAGATTCAGGAAGACGCAGACAAGGACAAGGCTTTAATTCTGGGAAAGTCATGGAGCTCTACAAATACCAAAAAACGTATGCGTCGAAAACGCCGCACGAAATCGAGCAAATCAAGTTCTTAGGCGGCCGTATTCCGGATCCGCCAGAATATTCGTATGCGGCTGATTCAATTCTTTCGGCATTTAGCACTATATGTCGATCCAGACGTTATGAGCAAAGCATACCGTTATCTTTAGATCAGCAGGCTATCAATGTCTATGCTGAGCATAATGATTTGCCAGTGGCTGCTCATATTTTTAATGACTGTATTTTTGCGTTGGATAATTTGTTTTTGGAGGAGTGCCATAAGAAGATATCAACCAAAAGCAAAGGTAAGTGACCAAATTAGGTATTGCCAGGGACTGAAAAGCCTAATTTGGTCAAAACGTCAAACAATTAAGCAGTTGCTCTTAAACGCGACTCAAAATAACGCAGTCGATGTTACAAAATACTTGATCTGGATTGACAGAAAATTACCTTTAAGGTGTTGCGCGTGATTATCAAATGATGAATAATCACCTTACCGTCAATATTTGACGGTTCAGCATTCTTTTACTCTTTCCAAGAACCTTGGTGTTTGCTTGTATGTGTTTAACATTAACTGAAGCTAAACAAAAACTTAGAGCATTTGCTAGAGATACTAGCAAAATCAAGTTAACTGCACATGCAAAAGAAAGAATGAAAGAACGCTGTATCTCTATGAAGCAAATTATTTGCTGTTTTGAGCATGGAGATATTACTGAGGGGCCGTACCCAAATACTCGTGGTGATTGCCAGTTAAATGTTTCTGTTCGCACTGCAGGCGAATACATAACAACAGCTGTTGCAATCAAGCAGAGCGAGAACGGTGAATTCTCAGTAGTAGTCACTACATTTAGAGAGTAGGCTAAATTATGTATCACTATGAAGAATGCGGTCTGAGCAATATTTGGCTGCGCAATGGATTTACAATTGAAAATGATGAAGACTATGGTGAACTCGTATCTATTGAATCTGTTCATGAGCTTCATAATGCCATTGGGTTGTTCTTAATTACGCAAAAGCCTGACTTGAATGGTGAGGAAATTCGTTTTTTACGTAAAGAACTAAACTTGTCACAGAAGAATCTTGCTGGGCTTTTAGGAGTCAGTGAGACTAGTATTAGACATTGGGAAGCTGATCGCGGTTTAATTGGTAAACCTACTGAGCTATTACTTCGTGCATTATATAAAGAGCATGTTCAAGGTGATGGCAAACTAAGAAGTATGATTGAGTCATTAAATCATCAGGAACGAACTTTAGTACCAAGTGAAATTAGTTTTTCATATGGAAATAACCATTCATGGCATCAAACCAATTGTGAAATAGCTTAGTTAGTTTTATTTGATAGAAACCACCTTCGGGTGGTTTTCCTTTATGTGACATTTAGTAACCAGTTTGTTAAAGTTAGTACACTTTATAACAAACGGTGAAATTCATGAAAAAAATATTGGCTGCGGGTTTAATTGGTCTTGGGTTGGTGGGGTGCGCTACTCCAGCCTATAATTATCAAGCTATACCTAAAAATATAAGCAAACCGCCAATTGGATCAGTTAATAAAGCATTTGTAGGGGATCAAATGCTTGAACAGGGAATGGTGGTTGATCGTGAAGTTCTAAACGTCCCTGAAAATATTAAAATTAGTTTTGCTTATTCACTTACTTCAGGCATTTACTTAAAAACAGGCAAAAATGAAAAAGGGCAATATTTTCAGCCATTCAACACTGTCAGTGGTGGGGGGATGGTTCAGAAAAACCCTTTAGCTGACCCATTTAAAGTAGTTATGTTAGATACTGAAGGTAAGCTCTGTGTAGTAACAGTATTTAATGCAAAAAACTGTACTGATAAACATCAAGCTACTATGAAGACAGTAGCAATTGCATCAGATAATTCCTTCCAACAAACATTAATTTATAGTGGAAAATTTGGAAATAAAATTAATGTCGGGTACCGTGAATTCTCAAGTAATCAAGCACGTCCTGCATTCAATAATGATGTTGAATATGATTTAAGCCAATCTAAGCAAATAGGTTATAAAGGTGCTTTATTGGAAGTAATTGATGCCACTAATCAAGATATTACTTACAAAGTTTTGAAGAACTTTAACAAGGTAGATTAAGATGAGTGCACCACAATATAAACCAATGAGAGAAAGTGAAGTTTGTAATGCTATCGGGTGGGTGTTAATAGCTCTTGGCTTTATCGCAGGTTTTTTATTTATTCTTGCATTTGGTCGAATTGAAGTAGCTTCTTACTATGGTAAAGAAACGGTTTGGTCTGGAGTTATGATAGCAACAGGAATCGGAATTATATTTAATGGATTCCTTGCAGGCTACTTATTTCAAAAAGTAGCTAGTATTCTTCGTTACCATGAGAATAAATAATATCTTGCATAAGCACCCTAGGATGCTTTTTAAAATTGGTTTAACTACCCTGCTTGGTAATTATATTTAACTTAAAAAGAACTACCCACTCATTGAGTGGGTTTTTTATTGCCTAGAGGAAAGTAAAATGGCACAAGAATCCCGTTTGGTCATTGTTATTGATTCGCAAAATGCTGAACGTAATGCGCGTAATCTAGGCAATGAACTTGTTAGCATTGAACGTAAAGGTGAGTTTGCATCTAAGTCTATGGACAGCTTATCTGTAGCTACTAGAGCTTTAGCAGGACACATGGCTGGCCTAGTAACGGTGGGTGCAGCTATATCTAAAATGGACACTTATACAGGCCTTCAGAACCGTCTAAAGCTCGTTACTAATAATCAGGCTGAATTGAATAAAGCGACTGAAGATACATTCCAGATCGCACAAAAAACCTATTCAGCATGGGATTCTGTTCTACAGGTCTACCAGCGTTTTAGTGATAATGCCAAAACTTTAAACCTCACAATGGATGACACAGCACGTTTAACTGAAACAGTTTCTAAAGCTGTAGCAATTAGTGGTGCAAGCGCAGAAGCTGCTGATGCAGCTTTAGTTCAGTTCGGGCAGGCCTTGGCTAGTGGAACGTTGCGTGGAGAAGAACTTAATTCTGTAATGGAGCAAACCCCAGCACTAGCAAAGGCTATTGCTAAAGGTATGGGATACTGTAGGTGATTACGTTCAGTAGCAGCTGAAGGAAAAATTACTTCACAAGAAATTGTAAAAGCGCTTAGAAATGTAGAATCTGATGTTGATGCTCTTTTTGCTAAAACAGATATCACAATCGGGCAGTCTCTCACACTCCTAAACAACGAGATCACAAAATTTGTTGGCGAAGCAGGTAAGGGAAGTGGTGCGGCACAGGTATTAGCTGGATCAGTTCAAACTCTTGCAAGTAATTTAGATTTAATTGCTGATGGGGCTTTAGTAGTTGGTATTGGTATATACTCGTGCAATTTTGATAAGAGCGCTGCTATTAAAGAGGGAATGGCTTCAACTTTAGCGAGCCGCCAAGCATCTGTATTAAATGCTCAAGCAGAATATGCAGAAGCTACCGCTGCTTTGAATGCAGCAAAAGCTCATCTCGCGAATGTGCGAGCAACAAATGCAGAAACCCAAGCTAAATTTGGAGCAACTGCGGCAGCAACTCGATACGCACAAGCACAGGCAGCAGTAACTGCTGCTACAAATGCACAAACTGCTGCGCAAACACGCCTCTCAGCAGCTTCTTCTTTAGTTGGTAGTATTGGTAGCCGAGCATTAGGACTTATCGGGGGTCCAATTGGAGCAATTACCTTAGGTGTATCCGCTCTGGCTGCAACTTACACTTATTTTAAAGGTAAGGCAGAAGAAGCGAATAGAACTCTCGCTGAACAAGCCGAAGTGGCTAACCGTACTGCTGAAGAATTAAAAGGCTTAAAAGGTGAGGCAAAAACCAAAGCTATTAATGACTTAACAACGGCTTTTAAAGCTCAAAATGAGGAGTTGAAAAAAACAGAAATGGCTGTTGGTTCAGCTTTAATTGATATTCAAAACTACGGTAAAGGTAATGTTGAACTTACAAGGATTTCTAATGAAGCTCGATTGGGCACGATTAGCTACAAGGAGGCTATGGAGCAACTTGCTAAGCAGAAGTTACCCCCAAGCCTAAGAGATGCATTAAAGGAGCAAATCGACAAATATAATGAAGCTTATGAAAAGGCTGATAAGACCAAAACAGCCATTAAATTGTTTGGTATTGAAGTTACCTTAACGGGTAATAAAGCCCAAAATGCAGCAATTGAGCAACAGAAGCATGCTGATGCTATCAAGAATACAAAACAGGCTGCAGATGAGGCTCAAAAGTCCTTACAGAAATTGTATGCAGATAAATTGTGGGATACGCAATTTGTCGAGATAGTAATGAAAAAAGGTTTTTCTGAGTCTCAGGCTAATGATTTACTGAAGCTTTATAAAGATTCATTAGCTAAGGGTCTTAAGGCAGCAGACCGAGAGGCTATGAAAGCATTAACGGATACTTGGAAAGCAGAAGAATCAATCAAAGCCATCACGGATGCTAGAACTGATTCTATACGTGAGCAAAACAAGGAGCTTAAAAATCAGCAAAAAGTACTAAGTGTAAATGCGAAAGTCCTAGCGAATGCTTCAAAATTCGGCTTTGCAGATCTAGAGTCTAAATACAAACTTCCATCAGGAACATTATCCGCGATTCATATGATCGAATCTCGAGGTAATGCAAAAGCCTATAACAAAGAAACCGGAGCCACTGGTGGATTTCAGTTTCTCGAAGGTACTGCTAAGCAATATGGCGTAAAAGACCGCACTGATTTAGCACAGTCTGCTGAAGGTGCGGCTAAGTACATGTCTTATCTTTTGAAACTTTTTAAAGGTGATTTAGAGAAGGCTGTACGTGCATATCATGCAGGTGAAGGCAATGTAATGAAGGGTAAAGGTATTGGTAAAAATAATAATCAATACTGGAAAGACTATCAAAGTTATATGGCTGGTATTAATGGCTATTCTGCTGGCGATATTTCATCAAAAGACTTTGATAAGCTTATTCAAGATACAACTAAAATGGCTGAGGAGCAGGCAAAACTTCGCCTTCAGTTAGAGAATGAGGTTGCTAATCAAGTAACAAAGATTAGGAATGATCTGGCCAAAAAACTTGAGGATGTTGATAAAGCTAACTTTAACCCAGAACGCAAGGCCGAAATTAAAGCAGAACTTCAAGCACGTGCAGATAATGATATTGCTATTGCTGAGCAAGCTACAAAGACTAAGCTTGATTCATTCCGAGACTACACAAAGACGGAAGAGCAAATATTAAAAGATAGCTATGCCAAGCGTCAGTTTGAGGCCGAGCATGACCTAGATTTAACTAAAGATCAGCGTAAAGAGGCTGTTGATCTATTAGCTCAACAATTAAAGCAAGAACTTGGGTTAATGCAATTAGCTCAGGAACAGCGTTTATTTCAGGCACGTTTATCATTGCTTTCGGAAACGCAAGCCATGCAGGAACGTTACAGACTAGAACGGGAGGAAATTCTTAAGAATACCAAGCTTTCTATAGAAGAGCGGCAAAAGCTAATCGCATTATCTAAAGCCAATCAGGATAAAGAGACACGCGATAAAGTGAATAATGCTGTTCAAAACTGGGGTGGTATTCAGGCTGATATGAATGGTACCAGCGAGTTCTTCAGACAGGATCAGGAGCGGTTTAGCCGTTTAAATGCTGCAAATGATTTAGCAGATAGTCAATTTGCTGCTACTGATCTGAATGAACAAAACTCTTTAGATGGTCTTGATGCTCAAATGGAAGCAGGACTCATTAAACAACAGGATTACGAAAATCAGAAAACAGCTATCATTCAAGCTGCTCAGGACCAACGTAATCAGATTGCTGCTGAACATGCAAAGAATGTTCAGGATATTGAAGATAAATATCAGCAAGATCGTTTGAACACCCAAATTGCATTTGGTGGCCAAATGATGGGTTCACTTACATCGATGTTTGGTTCAATGTTTGGAGAGCAATCTAAAGCATATAAGATCATGTTCGCCGCTGATAAAGCTTATGCCATTGCAGCTGCTGGTATTGCGATTCAGCAAAATATTGCAGCAGCTTCAAAAGCTGGTTTTCCTCTTAATTTACCATTGATTGCTGGGGCGGTTGCTCAAGGCGCTAGCATCATTGCAAACATCCGGGCAATCAAAGATCAAGGTTTTGCTGAAGGTGGTTATACAGGTCGTGGTGGGAAATATGAAGTTGCCGGAGCTGTGCACAAAGGCGAAATTGTATGGTCCCAAGAGGATATTAAACGCTGGGGCGGAGTTGGTTTAGTTGAGAAAATGCGTAAGAGTGCAAACCCTGAAGCTTTTCTCAATAACAATGCCTCGGCAGATAGTGTCATGCGCCGTGCAATGATGAGCTCTAGTGCCTTTA